GTCGGTATTACGAACCACAATTTGGTTTTTGGGATTGTAGGCGCGATGGGATGCTACCGCAGGAATACGGAGCATGGGACGAAGCGCCATATAAACGCTCGTGTGATCGATGGGCGGCCGGTCCCGGACAGATGCTTGAGACAGAGGAAGATTACAACTCTGCGCTGGCTGATGCTGAGACGTTGATGGATGCAGAACCAGAATCACCAGAAGAGAATAGATTAGAAAAACTTACAGAATTCATTGAGCAGTACGAACGGGAGCATTATCCTATTTAGGAGAACCTATGATAAATTGGATGCTCGATAACAGCCTGTGGCTGATTGGCATTGGGCTGATGCTGGCCAGTAGCGGGATAGACGGTGCGTACATGGCACGCTGGATGACGTGGGCTCCTCTGGGCTACGTCCTCAACACAATGAGTGACATTGCCGGCATGGTACTCACGTACTGGTATGGGCGGCTTCGACAAGGGCCAAAGACTCACAAACGCATGGCAATGGTTTTGATCGGTGCGGAGATCGTGGCGGTTGCATACAGCTGGTATTTTTCGTATTTGCAGCTTCGCATCGTGCTGGTGTCTGTGGAAGGCACAAGCGCGGATGCTATTGCTAAAATCGCAGCTGGTTTTATCCCATTGCTCTTAGCGTTTGTCGGTTACGCTCAGAGCGCGCTTGAGGGCCGCCTACCCCCCACACGGCAAACGCACAGACGCGCAAAGAGCACCGCGAAAGCACCCATCCCCCCCAATACTGAGCGAACGAGCAAACGCGGTAACGGGCATGAGGCGCATGCCTGCCCGTGGTGTGCTCGCTCATTTGGCAGTAAGCAAGCGGTAAGCGCGCACTTGCGTTTTTGTGAAGCAAGAGAGCCGGTAGAGGAAACAGCATAGATGCTAGCATTGCGACAATACCTCGAAGCCCAAGCCGACCGCGTCGAGGCGCTCCTGGCGGCTCACAAGATGCCGGCGCGCGTCATCGGGGGCACCGCCGGGCCGCAGGTCATCCGGTTCCGCGTGCAGCCCGCGCCCCATATCCGCTTCTCCGCCATCAAACGGCTGGCCGATGACTTGGCCATCGCGCTGCGCGTGGCCAACGTACGCGTCGGGCGCGGGGCCGAGGGCATCATCCTCTCTTTCCCGCACCCCGACCCGCAGCCCGTGACGCTGGCGGGCCTGCTCCGGGAGAGCGCGCCCCTGCCGGTGGCCACAGCGGTGCTGGGGCTCAGCGAGAATAACCTGCCCCTGCTGGCGCGCCTGGCCTCTCCCGAGGTGGCCCACATCCTCATCGCTGGTACCACCGGGTGCGGCAAGAGCGTGCTGCTCCGCACTATCGCCGCATCGCTCATTCTGAGCAACGCGCCCAGCGCGGTGGGGTTGGTGGCCGTGGACCCCAAGGCGCGTGCCTTCCCGCGCGGCTTCCGGTGCCCGCACCTGATGCGACCGGTCATCACTGAACCCGCACAGGCCGAGGACGTGATGCGCGACCTGGTGCACCTGATGGAACAGCGCGACCGGGGCGGCGAGTGCCTGCCCCGGGTGGTGGTGCTCATCGATGAGCTTGCAGATCTCGTAATGAGCGTCGAGGGCGTGATCGGGCAGCTGGAGCGCCTGGCGCAACGAGGGCGCGAGGCGGGGATCCACCTGGTCGCGGCCACCCAGCGCCCGTCGGCGGCGATCCTCTCGGGCATTGTGCGCGCCAACTTCCCCCTGCGCCTGGTGGGCAAGGTGGTCAGCGCCACCGACGCGTGCATCGCGGCCGGACGGGGCGGGACCGACGCTGAACGCCTGGCCGGGCGGGGCGACTTCCTGGCCGTGCTGCCCGACACGGAGGTCCGCTTCCAGGCAGCCTACATCGCCGAGGCGGATCTGCGGCGCGAGGCAACAGACTCGGGGGCGCCGGTGCACTCCCTGCCGGTGGCGGAGGTCCTGGAGGCCCCTGAGGACGCCTGGGAGCCGGGGTCGGCTCCCCCGCAGGCCGACGACCTGGATGTCCTCGTGCGTCGCCTCCGTCCCTGGTGGAAGCAGCACGGGGGCGAGTGGGGAAGCAAGACAAGGGCTGTCAAATTCTTGTTCGGCGAGGATGCCCAACCGGGCGGATATTCCTGGCAGATGACCCAAGCTGCCATCGAGCGTTTAGAGGCCAAAACTTCTTCTTCGTGAATTTCTACTAAGCATTTCCCGAGAAATGTGGGAAACAACATAGTATAAATTGGGCAGAAGAAGAATTGGGGAGGTATTCATGCGTAAAGTGAAAGAGGTGACGTATCACGGTAACGACCTGGCCGCGCGGCTGGGCCGATTTGTGCTGGTGGTCGGTGGCGTTTTGGCGCTAGTGGTCGGTATTGTGGTCACTCAGCGTCTGAGCGACGACGCGCTGGCACTGGTCGTCGGCCTGCTGCTGGCCGGGACCCCTTTAATAATTGTTCTGGCCGGGTTCCTCGCCGGGGCGATATGGCTCATTGCGCGGTTTGCAGCACATCGGAATGATTGGCAACAGGGAAAGATCTCACCGCCAATTGTGCTCCAGATGCCCGCCCAGCAGCAGTACCCGGCGCTACGCAGCGGTGGTGCTTATCCTAGCACACCACAGCAAAGGCAATGGGACGTGATAGGTGATGACGGAGCGAGCTAATGGAGAATGACATGGTTGCACAGGAGCGCGCAGCAATTGTGGCGTTTGCGCTGGCCAGCGGTGAGCAGCTGACGACGCAACAAATTGCAGAGAGGGTGGGATTGACGTATTCGGGGGCATGGCGACTGCTCCAAAAACTGGCGCGCGTGTGTCCTATTACCAAAGATCCCACAATGGACTATTGGTATTCCATACAATGGTACAACCACTAGATATAGTGGTTTGAATTGACAAACTGTCAATATATAGGGTGTATGATGGGGTTGTAGAAACTACAGCCCTTTTTTTGTTTGCAGATCAACCAAAGGAGTTTGAACGATGAAGATGAAGAAGTTTTTCGCTTTTGCGCTGCTTTTGGCCTTGATTGCGGGGTGCTCCCCGGCTCAGCAGGAAAGCGCGGCCTTCAATTCGCCCGTGCCGACCCCTCCGGCTCCCGGTCAGCCGGAGCCCCCAGCGCTGGAAGATCCGACCGACATCCGCGAGGTGGTTTCCTGGCTGGTGGCGGGTGGGGCTGGCCCGGCGCTGGCGTTTTTCCTGGCCAAGCAAAAATGGTTCAACGACATCAAGGAAAAGCAAGTGAAGGTGGGCGTGGTGATCTCCATGGTGGTGGGCGTTCCGCTCCTGGCCAAGGTGCTGATCGACTTCGTGCCCCCGACGCTTTGGGACATCGTCCAGCCCTATTGGCGTGTGGGGGTGGGCGCGCTGTTGATCGGTTGGCCGGCCTCGCAGGTTTTCTATGAGCACTATCTGAAGGACGCGGAGTAGATGCGCAGTCTTCTTATCAACCCCGGCGAAACCGTCGCCGTGACGGCAAAAGCCGGTAGCATTGAGCGCCCGGCGCTTCTTTCCCAGCGGGATCCGGCGTGGAGAGACATCCCGCTAGGTCATTCGTCCTTTTACACAATAGGAAGCGCTGGATGCGCCTTGGTGTGTGCCACACTGGTAGCCAGAGAGTTGGAGGCTGACCTAACGCCGGTTGTTCTCCAGGACCGCCTCAAAGACGCGGGGGGGTTCTGGAGAGCAAATCTCAACTGGGCAGCGGTCCCGCGTGTTGTGCCCGGACTTTACTTTGCGGGAATTACAAACTGGAAGAGCGAGCCCGCAGACATAGACGCTGTCTATAGCTGGCTTGATCAAGGGCCCGTGATCCTCTGGGTGGATTTCTCGCCCGGTGGGGTACACAATACGCATTTCGTGCTGGCGATAGAGCGGACTGAGGATGACAACGATCTGCTGATCATCGACCCATGGTATGGAGCGATGGGCCCGCTGCTCTTAATGTATGGCCTGCGGGGCTGGACGCTGGAACGAGCAGTTTACGGTATGCGGCCCCTGATGAAGGTCAATTCACAGCACGAAATAGCGCTTGTGACAACAGTGACCGCCGAAGAAGTAGATAGCTGGCCGGAGCCCTACACACCATGACGTCAGAACCTGATCACCGCATCACCTTGGCCGTGTTGGCGGCGAAGCTCGATGCAATGCTCTATGAAATGCGCGAGAGCTTTGACCGACTGGATCGTGATAACTGCGATCATGAAAAGAGAATTCGGACCACGGAGAAGGCCATAACGCGCATCGAACAACAGCAGGGCATCGTGGCGGGGCTCCTAACCCTACTGAGTGTTGCGGGCAATGCAATCGCGGCATGGATCGGGAGCAAGCCCTAATGATGTACAGACCGGGTTACGGCTATGTGCGATATGGCGCGCGAGTTTTTCAACAAGCCGGAGGTATCGGCTGGGGAAACGGCGCAAATTTGGCCGTGGCCTACGTCAATGCGTCGAACGAATTGCGGGTGTGGGTAACTGATGGGGGCACACTGGCATCGCCGTCATGGCACAACGCCACCGGCGACCTCAATTCCCAGACCGTCGGTACCCCGGACGTTGATGGGATTGTGTTTCAGAACGGCGGCACCTACCCGGCGTCGCTGTATCTGGCCACCCACGAAAACGGTGCTGATTGCGAGGTCTGGTACTGCCAGGACCCCTTCGCCGGGAGCCCAACCTGGTCGCGCCTGTCAGCGCTGCTGTCCGACCTGGAGTTCCATCCCTACAACATCGGTGTGTCGATGTACCCCAAGCCGCAATCCAACCCCGCCGGGACCGGCGAGGTCCTCGCGATGACGCGGCACACGAGCAATGCTTTCAAGAAATATGCCGTTGTCTTCCGAGATGGGAGTTTGGTGTACGAGACGTACTACTGCGATGCCTTCGTGCGCCGCATCGCGTGGATCGACGAGAACTACATCCTGGGTTATGCGATTGACAGCGGCACCAGCGTGCTGGTCGCGGTGCCCAAGGATGCGGGCCTGGTTTATACGGATATGACAGCCTCTCAATTGGCACAAACGTACGCATATTGTCCCGGGCCACCGTGGGACGGTGGCTGGCATCCAGCATCGCTGCCGAATGCGGCAACGGCGGTGCCGTCCTGGGGGTTTCAGCTTTGCCATAATGGAAAGTTGTATTTGGCGCAGGATGATAACGTTTGTTCGTCATCATATTTTGGTCAGGATGACGTAGGCTCAGATATTGTGCCAGATGAGGGCAACTCAGAATGGGATACGGTGCCATATGGAATGTATGGTGAGAATCCGCAGGGGGTTCTCGGCACGATGGCGCGCTGGGAAGGGAGTGGGACATATATTTTATATTCGGAGGACAGATTCTCGACCCCCAGCACGAAGATCACGCCGCCTGGCGGGTTTAGCTCCAAACGACCGGGGATAGCGCTTGTTCCGGAATCGTTATTCATTTTTTACAAAGACAATGGGGCTGGGGCAATGAAGGTGGCGCAGTACAGATTTGATTCTGGGTGGGGTGATCGAACAGGCGATTTCGTAGAATCTACCGCGCAGCGGGTAAACGGAAAATCTATTGCCGTAATGTGGGGAAAAAATGGCTAAAACGGGTGCAGTATACTCGGGGCGGCTATCGCTTTTCAAAAGCTCCGCCATTGTCAGCAACCCGACGCTGGCGGCAGGAGACGTGGTCGTGGTTAGGTCGGACGGTACGGCGCAGAATATTGCGACGCTGCCCAGCGTCAATGCCGACGATCCCCGCTACGTCGAGTACACACTCTCGGCGGAGGAGATGACCGGAGACCCCGGAGACACCGTGACGCTGAGCTTCGAGGACCAGGCGGGGGACGCGTGGGAGCCGGTAACGGTTGACATACCGCTGGATACATACCGACTGGCGGATCTGCCGCAGGCGATTTGGGATGTGCTGACCAATACACTGACGACAACTGGAAGCATTGGAAAACTGATTGTTGACTATCTGGATGCGGCTATCAGCACAATCGCAGCCTCGGTCGCGGCCACATCCACATCGCTGACTGATGGAAACATCACGGCGCGCCGCTGGGTGACATACACTGAAACACTCAGCGGCATGACAATTCCTGCAACGTGGTCAAAAATTTATTTAACGGTCAAGGCCAATGCAGATGACGAACGTGACTCAGAGGCGCTGCTTCAAATTCTGGCTACAAGCGGCGGTGATGGCGGATTACAACGCATTAACGGAAAAAGCCCAATGAATGCAGGGTTGACATCTGGGGATGCGAGCCTGACTGTTGATCAAGGCGCAGGCACCGTTGCGGTGGTAATCTCTGATAAGGCTATGGCATTACTCAACGTGCAATCCGCGAGCTTTGATGTGAAGTACATTAAAGATGGCACAACGGGCTTGCTTGCAGAAGGCACGTTCACAATTCAGACAACGGAAACGCGGGCAAGATCATGAAGTGGGACCGCAAGACGCGTGGCGGAGACGGCACCGCCGAGGAATTTCTTAGGGCCAACTGGATGAGACTTACCGATGAGGAAGTTGCGAACCAGCTCTCTAAAATAGTACGGGGCCACGTGACCACATCGGCAGTCCGGCAAAAACGTCAGGCACTGGGATTAAAAAAGACACGGGGCGGAGTGCCAGAGATTTTCAAGCGGTCAACATATCCGCGCCACAACAAACCGAAAACGATCCGGGCCAACGATGCACTGGTTATCTCCGACATTCACGCGCCCTACCACGATGCGCGGTGGGCTGATCGCGTGATCTACCTGGCGCGGCGGTGGAAGATCAAGCAGGTCTTGATCGCGGGCGACTTGTTTGACTTTGAATCACTCAGTAGGTGGACGCCCGCAATATTAAGCGACGACTACCCGGCTACAGACCTGGACGATGAAATGCTGGCGGCGCACGGCCACGATTGGGGGGAAACTACAAGAGTAAGCGGGCGGTATGCGGCGGCTTGTGGTATGGTAGCAGACCCCGCGCGTCTGGCCTACTCGGTACTGGAAGACAACACGCGCCCTAAAATGCAGCAGGGGGCCTGGTTCTTGCGGGGAGGCTCACCCATTTTGGTGCATCCGAGGTGGCGACCACCGGAGGGGTTGGGATAGATGCCGGCAAACAAGCGGAGTGAGGCAGAGCGGGAACGCGACCGGGTAGAGATCGCCCGACTCTACTTGCGCGGCTGGTCCCATCAGGCTATCGCGGACAGGGTCAACGAACAGTACTCTATTGAATGCCAAATAAGCCGATCTCAAATCACGTATGATATTGGGGTGATTGTGGAGCGGTGGCGGGAAAGCGAGCTGGCCGACATCGACCAGGCGAAAGCGCGCGAGCTGGCCGAGATCGACCAGTTGGAAAAAACCGCTTGGGATTTTTGGGATAACTCGCCCCAAGACGCCGAGGCGTTGCGAGCGCTGAAAAGCGCGGTTTCTGATTGCATCGACAAGCGGGCGCGCATTTGGGGCCTGTATGCGCCCACTAAGACGGCTCTCACTGATCCCACAGGCGAAGAGCAGGCGGGCGTGATTTTCTATTTGCCGACCAATGGCCGAGACGAGGGAGATTAGACCACAGCCGGGCGCGCAAGAGAATTTTCTGGCGTCGCCGGCAGATATTGCAATTTACGGGGGGCAGGCAGGCGGCGGAAAAACGTGGGGGCTGCTGCTTGAGCCTCTAAGGCACGTTAACAATCCTCATTTCGGGGCAGTGATTTTCAGGAGAACGAGTCCGCAAATTCGTAATACTGGCGGCCTATGGGATGAATCGCTCAAGTTGTATGCGGCCTTGGGCGCTGAATCGCACAAGACAACGCTGGAGTGGAACTTCCCCTCTGGGGCCTCGGTCAAATTTGCCCATTTGCAGTATGATGAAACTGTGAACGACTGGCAGGGTTCTCAAATCCCGCTGATTGAGTTTGACGAGTTGACGCATTTCAGCGAGGGACAGTTTTTTTACATGCTATCTCGCAATCGGTCAACGTGCGGAGTGCGGCCCTACGTGCGGGCTACGTGTAACCCTGATCCTAATTCCTGGGTAGCTCAATTCATTTCCTGGTGGATTGGAGAAGACGGTTATCCCATCGAGGCGCGCAGCGGGCGGCTGCGGTGGTTTGTTCGCATCGGAAACGAGATTGAGTGGGCCGACTCGCCGGGAGAACTTGCTCAGTATACGGGGGCAATTCCCAAAAGTGTAACGTTCATCCGGGCGCGGCTGGAAGACAACCCGGCGTTGCTTGAAGCAGATCCGGGGTATAAGGCCAATTTATTGGCGCTCCCCTACGTTGATCGAATGCGATTGCTTGGGGGAAACTGGAAAGTAAAACCCAGCGCTGGAAAGGTTTTCAACCGAGCATGGTTTCCGATTGTGGAGGCTGTTCCCGCTGGTGGGGTGCTTTGTAGATTCTGGGATTTTGCAGCCACCGCGAAGAAGCAGAAGGGCGACGACCCCGACTACACGGCAGCGGTTCTTTTCTACTACGTCAACGGGATTTGGTACGCACTCGATTGCTACGCGGAGCAGATCGCCAACAGCGACCGGGTAATGCTCAATCTAGCCCAACAGGATCGTGAGCGTGCCCGGAGCCTGGGGGCGGCGCTGCGGATTCGGTGGGAGATCGAGCCCGGCAGCGCGGGAAAGAAGGAAGATCAGCGGCTCAGGCGCATGCTGGCCGGGTACGACGCGCGGGGCAAGCGAGCCACCGGTGACAAGTTGACCCGCAGCAAAAGCCTGGCAGCCCAAAGTGAGGTTGGGAATGTAAAACTTTTGCGTGGGGATTGGAATGAGCGGTGGCTGAAACACATGCATGCAATTCCAGACGGCGAGCACGACGACATCCACGACGCGAGCGCCGGTGCATTCACTGGAACGCTAAGCGCTGACCAAATGCAGAGCGCACAGATTGACTTTTACGCGAAAGAGCAAAAGCCGGCGGAGGCCACAGCGGGCGAACGCACAGACGGCGAGATCGAGAGGATGCTACTTGAGCAAGAAAAGTATCTTTGATCGGGAAGAATATGAGGCATGGGGCGTGGCGTGGCGTGAGCGACAGCGAGAGCTAATGCGCCGCAAGAAGTACTACGACGGCAGCATTTACAACGGCGTTCTGGACGCGCTGGGCTGGTTAGGGCCCCGTTTGTATCGCGGCATCAAGCCGCTTTATTTGATGTTTGGGCGCGCGGTAGACGTGGACGCCGGCATTGTACCGGGGGGCTGGCTTTTCCCAGCGGACTCACCGACAGCATGGCCAGAGGCCCGCGATTTGATATTCTCGTGGTCGCGTTGGAACACACGCGGTGTGTTGTACCTCCACTACGGAGCGACCTATGGCGTAAGCGGTCTAAAGGTTGTGGACACGCGCGATGCGGGAAAGGTTCTGGTGCAACCGCTTGACCCTATGCGTTTCATGCTGATCCGTGACCCCACGAGCTACGACGATACACCGCTGGCGGCGGTGATTGTGGAAAAATGGGCAGGCGGGCACGAGTACGGTGAGGTGATCACTGCCGAGGAAATTAGGACGTTTGTTGACGGCGAGCCTGCCGGCATAGGGGGGCGAGAGGCCCAGTACAGAAACGAACTGGGCGCGATTCCAGTTTTTGAGGTGCGACATTTGGAAACCGGTGAGATTTTGGGCGAGGCGACATACCAAAAGGCCATTCCACTACTGGATGAAGTCAACCAACTCGCCTCGTACCTGGCCGACATCATTGCAAAGCACGCAGAGCCACAATGGGCCATGATGGGATCGGAGCCAACGGAGTTGGTAAAAAGCGGCGACAACGTCTGGTTCATCCCGGCGGGCGGCGACGCTAAACCGCTGGTGGCTGACATCGACATCGACGGCGTCCTGGCATTCGTGCAGGAGATCCGCGACCAGTGCCGGCAGGCTCTGCCAGAGCTGGCTTTCGATGAACTGAAGGGCAAGGATCGGATTGCAACAGCCACGCTTGAGCTCCAGCTTATGGAGCTCGTCCTGAAGATCAAGCGCGTGCGGCCCAACTACGATGATGGGCTGGCGCGGGCGTTGCGACTCGCAGGGGCCGCAGGGGCTCAAATGGGGCTCCCCGAGATCGCACTGCTGAACGATCCGCAACTGGCCTTTGACGAAGATCGCAGCGTATTGCCCCTCGACCGCGCTACAATGATCGAACTTGAAATGCAGGAACTTGCCCTGGAGCAGATGCGAGGCAGCTTTGGCGGGGAAGGGCTGAATGCCTGACGTACAGGCGGCTGAGAATTTTATCCGGCGAATGCTGGCGACAGAGCGGCGCTACTTTCGAGACGCGAGCAAGCCGCTAGAGGAAGCACGAAAAGAGCTCTTGCAACTCACAGTAGAGCGCGGGCCCTCCCCCCAAATACTGAGTGAGTACAACAACATTTTGAGGGCAACGGCGCGCGGGGTGCGGAAGCTGGCCCCGGCTGAACGGGTACAGGGCAACGCTGAACGCCTGGCAGGACGGCAATTTGATGCCGTTTCCGGGGTTTCACTCGGTATTGTGAGACAGCCGGCGCGCGAGGTGCGGAAGCTGGAAACGCTTGGTATGACAGTTGACGCCTGGGCCACAGCCACTAATGCGCAGCTTTCCGCAGCCGCGCTTCAGATGCGTGATGAAATGCCAGAGGACACAGCCGCGCGCCTTTTTGGAGATGGACTGGGGCGAGCCTCGACGTGGCGTAAGGCACTCAACTCGTTTGATGCACAGCAAAGCGGGGCGTTGTGGGCTACGGCCACCGGACTGATGGCGCTCTGGTGGGGGCGAGGCCGCGAGGTGTCGGGCCGCGACGATTTTCAAACGCAGGCAATGGCGGCCATTGACGAGCGCACCACAGAGACTTGCCTGTTAGTACACGGTCAAATCCGCGATTTGAACAAGCCATTTGTGTTGCGCGGCACGCCGCGTTATGCGGACAAAATTCAGAACCCACCTTTTCACTGGTATTGCAGGACGGCAACCGTGCTGTATGTACCGGAATTTGAGGACATCGGCATAACTACACAAGCGATGGTGGAGGCGGCGAGAGCAGAATTGCGCGCGCGCCGCGAGACTGGACGACGGGATGAGATTCATCCAGCGCACGCGACAAGCAAGCGCGGGAGATAATCGTGTCGTAGCACGTAAAAAACGAAGAGGAGAACAATATGGCAAAAGAGGACACGCAACAGGAAGAAACATCGGAGCAGTCGGGCAACCAGGAGCAACCGCCGGGGCCTATCCCTTACGAGCGGTTCAAGGAGGTAAACGAGCGGGCAAAAGAGCTTGAGGCGCGGCTCGAAAAGATTGAGGCTGACCAGAAAGCACAGCGTGAAAAGGAACTGGCCAAACAAAACAAGTGGAAAGAACTGGCCGAACAACGAGAGCAGGACCTCGTTACTGAACGACAGAACCGGCTCCGCTTGCAGGTCGCTGCCCAGACCGGTATCCCAGTGGAGCTCGCAGACCGTATTCAGGGCAGCGACGAGGAAGCAATGGCCGGGGACGCCAAGCGGCTTTTGGAATTTTTGAAGCCGGCGGCGGGACCTGGGGTGCCCCCCAGCAATCCCAGCAGCGAACCGGCGGCCCTGGACATCACGACAATGACCCCAGAGGAAATCCGGCAGAACAAGGCAAAGCTCTGGGGCTGATCCGTGGCGTAGCACGTAAAAAACGTAATTTTACCAGGAGGAAAAAAACTAAAACAACTATGGAGGTAATTTCAGATGGCTAACATTACGACTACCGAGCTAGACGATAGCATTGCTACGATTATCGCCGCCGAGGCCCTGGGGTATCTCAAGGCCAACACGGTTTTGGCCCAGTTGGTGGCGCGCGACTGGGATAACGAGGTTGCACAGCATGGTCAGAGCATCCAAATCCCGTTCACCGGAAGCCTAAGCGCGAACGACAAGAGCGAAAACAGCACGGTGACTTTGCAAACGCCCGCCGACACGAAGGCGACCGTTACCCTCAACAAACACAAGGAAGTATCCTTCCTGATCGAGGATTACGGAAAGGTGTTAGCACGACCTGATTATCTGTCGTCCTATATGCGCGATGGCATGGCTGTGATCGCGGAGCAGATCGACAGCGACATAGCCGACCTCTACTCCGGCCTCTCGCAGAGCATCGACGCAACTGGCGGTTTGGCCGAGACCAACTTCCGTAGTGCGCGGCGCCTGCTGAATAGCGCCAAGGCCCCCCTGGCCCAGCGCTACGCGGTTTTGCACGAAGACGCCGAGTACGCGCTCCTGGGGATCGAGAAGTTTGTCAACCGTGACTACGCCGAGCTCCAGGGCGCGCCGCAGGGTCTCGTCAACGCCTACAGCGGACGCTTCATGGGCTTCGACGTGTTCATGGATCAAAAAATCGCCACGGCATCCAGCGAGGCCAAGAACTTGCTGTTTCAGCGCAATGCCTTTGTCCTGGCGACGCGGCCCCTTCCGGCGGCCCCCGCCAGCATGGGTGTGGTGCAGAGGGTCATGAGCGAGGACGGCCTGGGGCTGCGCGTGACCATGAGCTACAGCGCCAACTATCTGGGCGTGCAAGTGACCATCGATGTACTGTACGGAGTCGCAGAGTTGCGCGACAATCACGGCGTCGTCATCCGCACGACTGAGATTTAATAGGAGGTAGAAAACGATGTTCTTCAAGGAAAAGATCAAGCAGCTTAAACGGGCACTGGCCGGGCTGGCGTTGGCAGCGGGTTTGGTTGGTGCGCTGACCGTTGGCCTATCGGCGGAACCGGTTGATGTCAGTGCGGCGGGGGCTTCATACCCGATCACGGTAAATTCATCGTCTATTGCTGACGACACCACGTTCAGCGCCTATCAGTGGAACTGGGACGGGAACGACAAAACGACCATCGAGGTGTGGTACAGCATCGACCAGGGCACGACGAACACGACCACGATCTACCTGGACGCCTCGCCGGATAACTCCATGTGGAAAACCGGCTACGCGACGGTGGTCAGCGCGAACGCCGCCGATGCAACCAGCTATGCTACCGCGACCATTGTTGGGCGCTTTTTCAGGATCCGGGCCGACACCACGAACACGAACACGATCACCCCGACCATCAAGGTGATCTACAAATAGGAGGTGATCCTGTGACAAAGCGAAAAACCTACTACATCGTCAATCCAGCGGGCGCGGTTCACTCGGTAGGGTACGAGCACGCGAAGGACCGGCTCAGACAACCGGGCTGGCGCGTGGCGAGCAAGGACGAGGTGGCCGAGTACAACAAGCGCAAGGAACAGCGCTTTGACGACCCCATCGCGCAGCCGTTTAGCGCGGAGCCGGTGGCTGGCCCGGACCCTGACGCCGCCGGCGAGGAAACGAAGAAGTGAGCGAGCGCAACCATATCTCAAACGGCAGGTTCTTACACGACCTGGACAATTGGGATGCGGTCAACGCCGCCTACAGCGCGGGGGACGGTGACGAGCACTATGGCGTTGCCGTCCTCCAAACTGGCGGAGGATACATCGAACAGGACTTTACCGTCAGGGGCGCGCGCGCGTTTTCCCTGCACGTTGCCGTCAAGTGCAGCGTGGAAATCACCGGGGGAAACGCCACACTCAGGATCATGGACGGCGATGGAAACACGGTTCTCACACAAAACCTGAGCGGTGATGCGGGAGCCTGGACTGAAACAACGTACAGCTATGGCCTGGCCGAGGGCACGACGTACACACTCCGCATCACGAACGTGAGCACCGGGGCTGATCTGAAAGTAGACGACATATGGCTGTGGTGGGTTCCGATGACACGGGCACAGATTGCCGCGCGAGTCCATGCCAAGCTAGGACGCCTCGCTACTGAGCGCAGCCTTTCAACAGCAGCAGCGGGTAAACTGACGGAGGGCGACTATACCTATGCAGTAGATGCTGGTCTACGGCAGGTGGGGGCAATCAACCGGGATACCGACGCGCCCGATCTCCGTTACCTGAGCACGGCACTGGTCGATGCGGCGCTCGACGCTACTGAGCGTGAAATGTTGGAGCAACTGCAACGCGATTATGCAGTTGAGGTAGATATCAAAGCCGGACCGCACTCGGAGCATCTGAGTCAAATTGCGAAACAGCTATCGAATATCAATAGTAGCAAGGGTGGCGGTGGCGGGCGTGTCGTTATGCGGCGCATGCATCGCAGCGCCAAGGACTATACCTTCCAATGAGCACGTCCTTTGACAAGCTGGCCAGTGTAACGGCCTCGACCAAGCGTAGCCCCTCGGTTAGCGGGGGAAAGCGCGCGGCCCCCGTCACAAACCTAACGGGCGTGGCGGTGTGGCCGTTGACAGTAGTAGATGCTGAGATCGCCTACAGGCTCAATCTGGAAGCCCCCCACGAGCTTCTCCAGACCTTCACTGAGGAAGACGATATCCAGGAGGGCGATTTCCTGGTGGTAGGCTCTGACGAATATCCTGTGCGGGCGGTTGCGGACTGGCCCTGGCGACCGGGCGATAAGCGCCTGGTGCTGATCCTGGAGCAACTGAAAAGATGAGCTTTGACGTTGATTTGACTATAACGGGTTTGCAAGAGGCGCAGGCCGACAATGCGAGAATGATTGCTGAACTGCGGCCCTCCGGCGCACTGGGCGAGGCTGTGCGCACGGCAACCGCCGGGCTTCATCGTTACCTGGTGGGGATCGCCCATGTGGACACTGGCGCGATGCGCGCTGCACAACGAATGGAGATCAAAAACCGACGCGGGCGCGCAATGGGGCGCATTTTCACCGACCCCAGCGCCGTCAACCCCAGATCTGGTACGCCTCCCGCCGAGTACGTGAACTACGAGGAGGCGCGGGGAGGCGAGCACGCGCTTTACACACGCACAGTGCAAGAGGCTGGTTCACGGTACACCCGGGCCGGGCTAGACATTGTACAGAGGGGGCTGTAGGTGGGCGGGACACGAGCGCGTGGGGATGTAAGAAGTGCTCTGGCCACCGCATTGGGAGACGCCGTGGTTGGCGCGGGAAAGCCAGCACAAGCGCTCTACGGCTATGTGGTGGGTGACTTTGAAGGGCAAAGTCCCGTGGTGGTGGTGGCGAGCGCGGGAACGGATCCCGGCAGGCTCACGGCGCGGGGCTCACAACTCCGGTACTTTTTCGACATCCTGGTTTTTGTATTACGAGGCACCAGCGGCACAGACTACGACGAGGAAGATGCAGATAACCAGTTGGATACAGTGGCCGATGCAGTGGAAGACTGGCTGGCAGACAATCAGCGAGGCGATGATTGGGAGAGCATTGAAGTGGGCCGCTCGACCATTGAGGCACAAACAGTGGGCGGCGCTCAGTACTGGATGGAACGCACGCCGTTAACTATCACAGTAGCATAGATGAGGTGAAAAATGGCACAAACGACAGATGGCATGAGTGCCCGCAGTTTGTATGTGGGCTATGACGTAGACAGCGGGACAGGGTTCGCTGGCACGTACACGGATATCTCTGGGTATGCGGCAGCAGTGACGCCAAGCGGCGCAGAGAGGGCAACGGCAGAGCAATATACCGGTGACGGTGACACGCCAATTATCGGTTATGGAAAGCTGGCCATGGCGCAAGCTGTGCTCCGTGCGGTGTACACGAACGACGACGATGAGCCGTTCGACGCGATCTACGACGCAAAGGTCAACCACTATCCGTTCAAGCTGAAGTGGAGCATCCCCGGCGGGGCGAGCGGCGACAAAGAGTACGAAGTCAACGGCTATGTGACCGAATGCACACCGCCGGAAGCCGATGCCGGCAGTGCCGATGTGATTATGTTCGAGGCGACGATTACGGCCCCGGACTTCGATGAAACGACCGCGACGTAGCAGGAGGAACTATGCCAAAGCGAAAAACGACCAGGCGGAAGTTTCCTAGCACTGAGGTGCAGGGCGCTGATTCGTGGATCGTCATCAAGATGCCCACGTGGGGCGAGTTGAAGGAGCTCAAGCGCCTGCTATCACAGGCAGACGAGGACGATGACGCTGCTCAGGCAGCCTCAGAGGCTCACGAGAGAATGATGATTGAGAAAATTTTAGACTGGAACTGGGTGGACGACGATGGGAACCTCCTCCCTTTGCCGAGCGAGAACGCAGCAGTACTCAACGCGCTCACGGGTGACGAGATGATCTTCATTGCCGAGGCGCTGCGCGGCGACATCGAGGACAACGAAAAAAAAGGATAGAGTATCAACTAACGGCAGCGCTGTGGACGGGGGCGGTTGGCCCGCCGGACGACTACGTTGACCTGATTCTATGCCGGGATGTGTATCACTGCACACCTACCGAGTTAAATACTCAGCCCGCCGACGTGGTCAGCCGCCACCTGTTCTTTCTGGAGATCGAGGGGCGCGTGAGGAAAAAGAGCAGACAATGATTGGGGAAACGTGATGGCAGTGGGAACGCTGGCCGCAACCAAGCTTTTGGAAATTGTAGTTAATGGGCGAGGGGATGCGCCCGGCTTTTTGGGCAGGGTCGGGAAGGCATTTTCCGGGCTGGGCAAAACGGTTAAGCGAGCAGGGACGATTGTCGCTGGTGCCGTGGCCGGCATCGGCGCAGGCATAACCAAACTCGCTATTGACGCGGCACCTTTGGAGGGTATTGAGCAGGCGTTTGAGGGAGTGGCCTCGACGTTTGAGGGTGGATCGGAGACCATGTTGAAAGCACTCCAAGAGGGCAGCGATGGGATGATTACCAACCGCGATCTGATGCTACAGTTCAACAAATCGGCGCAGCTAGTTAGCAACAACTTTGCCCAACGTCTCCCTGATGCAATGGACATGCTCGGTAAGGTGGCGGGCTCAACTGGTGAGGATCTGGACTTTCTTCTAAATTCCTACACTACTGGCGTAGCACGACTTTCACCGATGATCCTCGACAACCTGGGGATTCAAGTCGATCTAACAGCAGCCTATGAAGACTACGCGGAAACTCTGGGTATTAACTCCGACGAACTGAGCAAAAACCAACAGCAAGTCGCCCTCAATAATCAGGTTTTGGAACTTCTTAGAGAAAATACAGCCAAGATTCCAGACATTACCGATAACGCAACTACGAGCCTTGCACAAATGAGGGCGGGCACCAAGAATTTCCGGGACGAGTTGGGAAAGCGCTTTCTACCCGGTCTCAAAGCAGTACTGGCCGTGATGCAGGGCGATGGTGAAGGCGGGGCCAAGACGTTTATCCTGGAGCTTGCAGAAAAAGCTACGGCATGGTTTGCCGAAAAGTTACCGACGGCCGTTGATCTGGTGAAATCCAAATTTGACGAACTGTGGCCCGTGATCGTTGAGAAAGCACAAAATGCCTGGGCCATAGCCGGCAACGTTTTCCAAACCCTGCGCGAGTGGGTTTCGGTGAAAGTCCCCGAGGGTGTCGCGATACTACGGGCCAAATGGGAACAGCTCTGGCCGATCGTGGTAGAAAAAGCAAAAAACGCATGGGCAATAGGGAGAAAGATTTTTCAGGTGTTGCGCGAGTGGATACAAGTCAAAATTCCATCGGGCATAGCGTTTCTGCGCGCAAAGTGGAACGAGTATTGGCCTCAGATCCGCGACACCGTCGTTGGCGTGTGGAACAAGGCCAAAAAGATATTTGAGACTCTGCGCGAGTGGATACAAGTCAAAATTCCAAGATTTGTCGAGAGCCTACGCACGAAGTGGGAAGAAACCTGGGGCAAAGTCCAGTCTAAAACCGAGGGTGTGCGTGACGTACTACGCGTGGCGGGAAGGGTGATAGGAACTGTAGTGGGCGACATCTGGGAGATCCTCGCCGGCGTCGTGGAGTGGGTGAAAGAAAATCTACCCTTGATGGGAGAGACCGCCACGAAGGTGAGAAAAAATCTTGTCATCGCATTCACGTTCATTGGAAATGTCGTGAAGTTTGTGATGAACAAGATCGTTATTCCGGTCGTTGACAATGCATGGAATATAGTCGTGGAGATTGTGGACACTGCTGTAGACACGTTCCTGAATCTACTCACGCTTGGAATGCAGATATTCACCGGAGATTGGGAGGGGGCCTGGGAGACTGTAGAAACCATCGCTAATGATCTCTTTGAAAGCGTAAAAACTATCATTGGCGAGTTGCTAGAGGGGGTCTCCAACTGGTTCGGCCTGACGCTGGACGAGGTGCTGGAACCATGGCGCTCAGTAGTTGATGACATTGCAGAGTTAATCAACATTTTGCCAGAGAAGGCGCTGGACGCCGGGCGCGCCTTCTTGCAAAACATGCGTGACGGCATCAACAACGGCTGGGAAGATTTTGTGGGTTTCTTCAAGGGCAAACTGGGCGACGTGGCCGATTTGCTCCCCTTTTCGGAGCCGAAGGCGGGCGCAGCCAGCCCCCTCTATGGGCTGGCGGAAAGCGGGCAGGCTATTATCAAAAATATCATGGGGGGCTTCGACGATGCGGCCCCAATGCTGAACAACGCCCTGCAAGACATTGGACAGCCCGCCAGGAGCGGCATGGCAACGGCTGGGGCGGGCACGAGCGGGCGACAGATTGTAATCTACGGCGGCATACAAGTTTATGGAGCACAGGACGCGCGCGGGCTGGTTGAGGAACTGGAGGCACTGGCACAATGAGCCATAAGGTATGGATGGTTAACGGGCTGGTGATCAACGACTACCAGGACATGGTGCAAGATGACGCTACCATTGTCTCAATCTTGGAGGGCGGCCTCGGGCACCCCCGGCGACGCGTGAACGTTTCGGAGCGGCTGGGCCGGTGGCCCATTATCAGCAATGTTTCCAGACCCGCGCACAGACTGAGCCTGTACACGCAATTTGTACAGTCTGCACTAGACGACCGCAAGGCAAAAGCGCGGCTCCTTTACACGGCGCTCAACCCAGAACGCGAAAGCGCCGTGAAACTGTGGGCAGCGAACAACGTTTTACCCCCCGATGTGCTTCTGGTCTACGGCCCGTGGGACATCGACAAAGGTGAAACCTCCTGGGAACTAACCGAACTACTAAGTGAAGAAACGGCGGCGGTAACGGGGGCCATGCGCTTTGAGGACTTCACCGGGCGTGCGCGGGCGCTGGTGGTGGAGGAGGGCACGACTAACTACTGCACAAATCCACGAATGTATGATGGCAACAGCGATAATCGCGCAGACTCGTTTGGTCGCAATAGCAATCTGTCTGGCGCACCCACCGAATCCATCATTTCTCACCCTATTAGCGAACGGGGGTGGGCTCAGCGCATTCAATATACAGGTGTTGCAGGCGACAGCAACCAGGTTTGGTTTTATAAGTTCAGCACTGCCTCAGGGGAATTTTCTGCTGGCGATGATGTTACTATCTCGTTTGATTA